ATTCTTCGTCAGGCATTCATCCAAGGTTTTCAAAGTTCTTTATAAGAAGGATTAGATTAGATAAAAAAGATCCAATATCTTCTGTTCTTATTGAACATAAAATTCCATATGAGGAAGACCTCCTAAACACTTCTTTGTATATATTTAGTTTCCCCCAAAAAAGTCCAGATTCTGCTATATGTGTAGAGGATATTAATGCTATTAAACAATTAGAGCATTGGCTACATTATCGAGAAAGTTGGTGTGAGCATAATCCTTCCATAACTGTATACGTTAAAGAAGAAGAATGGTTAGATGTGGGAGCATGGGTTTACAAGCATTTTGATTCAATAGGTGGGGTTTCTTTTTTACCTTTAGCAGAGCATACATATAAACAACAACCTTATGAAAGTATCTCAGAAAAAGAATATCTTTCTTTAATAGAAGATATGCCTGTTAAAATTGATTGGGATTTACTGAAAATATATGAACAGGAGGATAAGACTATTGGTAGTCAGGAATTAGCCTGTACTTCTGGTAGTTGTGAACTTTAAATAAAAACACCTGCCCTAATTGCGGCGATGCTTTAGTGTTTCAAGAAGGCTGTAGAAAATGTCTATCTTGTAATTACAATAAATGCGGATAAGATTTTTCTTGACTTTGCACTAAATTCATGGTAATATCTATTTATAAAGATTGCTAATGTGTCACATACTGTCGGTGATTCGCCGAAAGACATGAGAAGAAAAGTAATTCTACCAAAACTAGACATTGGGACATAGCGAGAGCGAGCAGAAAAAAATTAAAGAAAGGAGGTTAAAAAAATGGCCAGCTTAAAAAAGAATGAATGGTTTGTGGCAGTAGATAAGATAGGAAATCTGGTAAAATGTGTGAATAGCGATCTTGCTGTAATGGCAAAGCGCAAAAGCACTGTGGAGAAGGAAGTAGCTTCTATGACTCTTAATCAGATTAAGAGTACTTATATTAAGAAAATTATATTTTAATAAAAAATTAAATTAAAAAAAATGGAGACTAGAATGAACACAGCAGAATTAGTAGAGACGCTAGCAAGTGAGCTTGATATTTCAAAGAAAGCAGCGGCAGGTACACTTGAAGTAATCTCAAATGCAATCAGGGAGACACTTGAAAATGGGGATGAATTCCTTATAAAGGGTGTAGGTAAGTTGGTTGTGCAGCAGAAGGCAGCACGCAATGGCAGGAACCCTAAGACAGGGGAGGCACTTAAGATCCCAGCAAAGAAAGTAGTTAAGTTTAAGACAGCAACAGCATTATCGGAGGTACTTAACTAAGTAATATTAGTTATGGGGGGGTGCGACATCCACAACAAACACGCATATTTATAGCCTTGTCTAAACCATACTTTAGTACATTTCTAAAATTAAATTTTTCTATTCTCACGACAGAGCACTATTTTAATTTTGTACTAAATATAGTAAGTTTATTAGCAACAAACTTTTTTGGTCAAGAAAAATAGACCATGCTGGTATCACTTTGGAAATATTCTTTTTTGGAATATATTTCATATTTTATATTGATGATACTTGTCATTGGGATTATGATAATGATTGCTATGTAGGAGATACATAATGTCTGAAAATAACTCAAATTTAACTTGTGAAGATCTAGAAATTGCTGTACGAGACTTACAGAATTTTTTTGAAGAGCAGAAGAAGTTGGATTTGCTCCTAAAAGCGATCTCTCCGTCTAATACTGGCGTAGTAGAGTTTGGTAATTATTTCATAGATGCTTATATTAACGTATTAGAAAAATCATTTGGTGATAATTTTAATTGGATAAGTTGGTTTGTGTTTGAGAATGACTTTGGTAAAAAGGGGATGCAAGCCAAAGCCTCCCCAGATAAGAAATTAGTTAAGATAAAAACCGTAAAACAATTGTATAGGATAATAAATGCGTGATATGCGTGATTTTTTCGGTGGGTTTTTCTTAGGAGCATGGATTATGTTTGTCATAATAATGTCTTTACTCCAGTAAAAAGTTAATAACACTAAATTTAGTATACCTAATACGTATAAATAATAACCAAAATAAGTAGGAATAATCCGAACAGGCGGTTATCAAGGAGAAATACTATGGCGGCATTACCTAAGTTGGTTAAAACCAGCAGAAAAAAAGTTTATGATTGCAGTACCTGTAAATTAGATCAGAATAAAATACCAGTATTTGGTGACATAGATACATCAGAAATACTAATAGTAAGAAATTTCCCATCTTTAGTGGAACTAAAGTATAAAAGCCCATTCGCCTCCCAAGAAGGTCGTTTTCTAAAACAATCCTTAATTGATGCAAATATAGCAACAGAAAATTGTGTAGTAACATATTCGTTATTATGCAATCTTCCTAAATTACCATTCACACTCCCCATTGATCAAGTTAAATCCTGTGGGATAAATCTAATAGCTTTAATAGAGCAAATGCCCAATCTTAAACTTATAATTGCTATAGGAGATTATCCTCAGAAATTTTTCTTAGGAAAAGCTCAGCCCAAAAAGACCAGAGGGGAATTATTTAAGAAAAATAATCTGAATATTTTTCCTATATATGATATTGAATACGTTCTTAATAATAAGAATGAAATAGAAATATTTAATAATGATTTAATAAAAGCACGTAAAATAGTTAATAATGAGATAAAATCAGGGCAGGATATTAAATTTTTGCTATGTAAAACTATAGAAGATTTAGAATATGCTAAACAAAAATTAAATGAAGCAGAATACTATTCATTTGACATAGAGACTATAGGAGGAGATTATGGGTTAGATGCTTTTTCTCCACATAATAAGATTATGACGATAGGATTTACTACAGATAAATTAGAGAGTTTTTGTATTCCAGTGGATCATCCAGAAACAATAGCAGACTATACAAAAGATATGGTAGTAAAATATTTAGATGAGATATTACATAATAATTCTAAGCGTTTAGGCCACAATATTAAATTTGATATTAAAAATACCATGCAATTATTGGGATTGTCTAATATAGATGCTTATGCTGATACTATGCTAGCCAATTCCCTGCTCGCACAAGGGGATGGTAGCTCTAATAATCTTAAACGTTTAGCAGTAGAATTATTAGGATACACAGAAAATTATTCTGTACTAAAAGACGGTGTGGAGAATGATAAGATTCCATTAAATGATTTAGCACGATATAATTGTGAAGACACGCACAATACAATGCTAGTCTATAGTATACTAATGGAAAAACTTAAGCAAGAAGAACTATACGATTTATTTTTTAGTGTAGTTATGCCCGGTAATGAAGTTCTTACCGAAATAGAATTAACTGGATCTAAAATAGATGTAGCGCAAGGTGTTAAATTACTCAAGCAGTATGAAGATAGTAAAAATCAGCTACTAGGAAACTTATACGAACCGGGAAGATTTAGGGCAATTAAAAAATTAGGCGCAGAGCTATACCCAGAAAAAGAAAATGAAATACAAAGATGGACATATAATGAGTATATAAATGGGCAGAATTCTTTTATTAAGTCGGTTAAGCTACTAACTGAATTTGAAAAAATGAAAGCAGAGGACTTTTTTAATATTAATTCTAGTAATGATATAGCTAATTTTATATATGATGAGTTAAAATTAAAATGCCCAAAATTAACTGATACAGGTAAAAGATCTGTTGACGTTGATTCTCTTAAGAAGTTAGAAAATCAAAGTTCATTTGTAGCAGACTTATTGGCATATAGAAAATACGAGAAGGCTATAGGAACGTATATAACACCATTAACACAAGATCATTTAAAAAATGATGGTAAAATACATTGTAATTATAATCAAGCTGTAACAGCTACAGGCCGCAGCTCATCCAGCACACCAAATCTTCAAAACGTACCCTCTAGGGGGGATATGGGAAAAGAAATTAAGAAAATGTTTGTTCCCTCTCATCCTGATTGGTATATATTACAGGCCGATTATTCTCAGATAGAATTAAGAATAGCTGCTATAATAGCTAATGAGACAAATATGCTGCAGGCTTATATTGAAGACAAAGATATTCATAAAATAACACCGGCAACTATTTTTAATAAAAGAATAGAGGATATCACAAAAAAAGAAAGGCAGGCTGGGAAGTCAATAAATTTTGGACTAATTTATGGTATGTCCGCTCAAGGTCTTGTAATATATGCGAAAAAAGGGTATGATACTGATTTTACATTAGAGCAAGCGGAAGAGATAAGAAATAAGTATTTTAAACTCTATTCGGGCTTACCTGGATGGTATGGTAAGCTTTTGTCGGGTATACGTAAAACAGGGTATGTTAAGAATTTATTTGGCAGAAAACGTAAGATAGAGAATATAAATTCAAATAATAAATATTTAAAAGGATCTGCTGAGCGTCAAGGGATCAATGCCCCTGTTCAGTCTTCAGCTTCAGATATGTTAATGTTAGCTCTATATAATATTAATAAGTATTTTAAAATTAATAATATGAAATCTAGAATCATAAATACAGTGCATGACTCCATAATTTTAGAATGCCCTCCAGACGAACTAATGAGGACTGCTAAAGTAGTTAAAACAATTATGGAAAATGTACCAGTACCATTTGAAAAGCTTTGTCCAATTAAGGTTGATCTAGAGTACGGGAGAAACTGGGGTGAGCTAGAGCCCTTAAAAATATAAAATATTTTTCTTGACTTCACAGTGAATATATGGTACATTGTTACTTATCGGAGAATTAACATGAATCTAGAAGAACTTACATTAGAAATAGAAAAGAAAGGAAAGATCTGGGTTGGGGCTAAACAAGTAGCAGAGCGACTAGATGATCTTAAGAAAACTGTATTAGCCAAAGTTCAGACTGATCTAGAACTACGATCTAATGGAACAAAAATTTCAGAGTCAAAATTAGAAAGATTAGCATTAGCATCGCAAGAATATCAGCAGCATATAATAGATATGTGTGCTGCTAAGAAGAACGAAAGAGAAGCTTTTATAGAATATGAAGCTTATAAAAATTTATTTGAGGCGACCCGTAGTACTATGGCAATGGAAAGGGCGAGGATGAATTTAATATAAAATATAAAAAGGAGGGGAATAATGAAAATTGATATTGCTAGTATGAAAAAGTGGAGTGCCACAGAAAAGAATAATGGTAAGACTGAGACAGATTCATTATGGTGGACACCATCTCAGGGCGAGAATGAAATAAGATTTATAAATAATCCTGTTTCTGATATTAATACAATCGCAGCAATGTATAAGCACTATAATGTTGGGCCAAATAACTGGTCTGTGTGGTGCCCAAAGTCTAATGGGCAATTCGATCCAAAGAAGGGAAGACCATCTAGAGATTGGAACGCTACGTGTCCTCTGTGTGATAGTGCTCATGAGCTATATAATTCTACTGCGCAGGAAGATAAGGCAATGTCCAATAGGATAAAAGCTACTCCTAGATATATATTTAATATAGTTGATCTCAAGGAGCCGGAGAAGGGAGTAAGATTATTCACATGCGCTCAGACGTTATACGAAATAATAATGAATGTTTGGGATGAGAAGCATGATCTATCTGACCCTGAAAAAGGTTATAATTTTATGATAGTTAGGGATGGCTCCCAGAAAGAGCCTAGATATTTTAAGAGTAAAAGAGCAGACGATCCTTCTCCTATACAGAATAAAGAATGGTTAGATAAGATTATAGACCCATATGCTATGATTAAGCCTACATTTAAATCGTACGAAGATTTGTCTAGGATGATGAAGGGGGATATGCTTTCTAAAGAGATTCCCCCAGTAGAACAACCGATAGTGGTACCTACAAAAATAGATGAGATACCTGAATTCTTTTCCATTAAAAAGGAAGATCCCCTAGTACAGAACGATCCTATTAAGAAGGAAGAGAAGAAATCCAAGAAGCAGCCTCCATGTTTTGGTGAATTTGATGAAACATCTGAATTGTGTGAGAAATGTTCATGGGAAGGACTTTGTATAGAAAATTCAGAAAACAAATCAACAGAAGATTCTTCTGAATTGGATGATGAGGAAAAAGAAATATTAGCTAGTTTGAAGAAGTAAATAATTTTATTGGAGCTGTATGAAACCCTGCGAAGCTAAAAGATTTATTAAAAATTATTTTGATGAGATTCCGGAAGGGG